CGACTACTAATACCAACAGTGTATTCCTTTCCAGGAACTGTAGGCGCTTTGTTGCTAAGGTTAGGCAGCATCGGATCAAAGGGTTGTATCTTCATGCAGTTGTAAAGCATGAAGACCCTCCGATGATGCCACCGCCTCGGCAAGCGCCGTTCAGCAGCCTGAATTGTCACGCACTGAAATGGCTTCGAATGAGCATAATCGTCAAAAACGATATGATCATCCGTAAGGTCATCGGGTCCGGCTAAGTAAGACTCATACGGAGAAAGCTGCTTCCGCAGCCACCTCCAAGTCTTAGCCAACCAGAAACGATATCCTGTACGGTACAAGTAATTGCGAAAGCGAACTATATCCATGAGACGGAAACCGTCTTTTAGGTAGAATCCGCGGACCGCAATTCCTGCAAAGAAGTCACCACCGCAAGATTCACGGAAGGGTCCGTCCCAAAAGGACTTCTCTTCATTTACCGTGAACCCTGAGAAACTGAGTACCTGCATGAGCAGTTGAGCAGCTTCCGTGGGGATGATAATGTCGTCTCCGAAAACTGATACATCCCGAGTCGATAGTCCAAGATACTTTGCGCAAGCTTTCGCCAACGCGTAGAAAATCAAGGATTCCAACTCGAAAGTGTAACCATTACCCATAGCAGAGAACTTGTGATAGTAGTACCACTTGTCCTCAATAGTGTATTCAGGGCTACGCACGTCGCAGAGCGCATCAAACCATTCACATGGCAAGAGCGATTCAACAACGGCATAGCTTACTGTATCACTAGCTGACTTTAGGTCAATGGTCGCCAAGGACCCCGTAACACTCGCCTTTGCGGCAAGCACACGGTGTCGATCTGGTGCCCTATTTAGGTGCAAACCAGATTGCTTCAGTTTTGAACGGATTACAGCGCCGTACCCCTTCTGAAGGAGTACGTTCAACGTTGGGCCAATCGCAATCGGCCTGTCAGTCTTTGCTGTTTTAGGTACAAAAGAAAGACGGTCACCTCTGGTAAGCGTTAGGCAATCGCGAATGCGATCACTGTCACGTGGTGTCAGCCCGTGAAGGCTTAACCAACCAGGAGTGGAAGACAGCAGCGAAACCGCTGCCTCAACCGCCCTTGGAGTCACATCTAGTGCTCCGCTGATTTTATCATAAGCGGATGTACGTCCTCGAACTGAGAACGTAGCACCGGGGCCAAACTCAAAGGGTAAGTCAGACACTTTTGGACAAGAGCCAAGTATCTCTGCTATATTACGAGCCGCCATCAACATGATGGACGGTACCTCGTCGCGCCGATAGGATCGACGCGCTAGCGAGAGACGCTGGTTAGTCTCAAGGCACTGCATCTCAGCTGAGATGAATGCCATCTGACCTTCCTTCTTCGTCTGGTACGATGTTTTCCAGTGAGGATACTTCTTCACTAGGGATGATACTAGATTATCAAGGTAATATTCCTTTGATCCACCATAAAACGATGGAGGTACATCACACAAATCTAATAAAGCATCATGATCGCCGTACTTTAGAGCAAGTGACATCGCTAGAGACTTTGGAGAGTTAACATCCTCCATAATCTTTTGCAACATCTCTGGCAATAGCGCGACGTGAGTATTCTCATCAGCCCAAAGGCTAACGAGACGAGACTTATCTTTCTTAGAAAGACGAAAGTTACTCATGAAATCTCCCTAGTACGGTGCGTTACCGTTCTCAATGGCATCTGTTACGATGCTGTTGGCAAGAAGATCCGCTACATAGGCTAACAAATCCTGTGTAGTGGTGGTCGCAACTTCCTCTGGGACAACGAAATCAGCCGACATAAATGCCGACTTGATTACCGCTACCCCGTCGATAGTTACTTCCTCAGGCACAGTCACTTTGATTGTGCACTTCCGGTTAACACCCGCCTTAAGAGCGCGAGTACTCAGGGTCACAGTGGGATACAATGCAGGCACGGAGCCTACAGCGTACCGCCATGAAACCAAGAGTCCATCTTTCGAAGATGGTACGAATGACCTCGCGGTCGGATTTCTATCGTTTAAAGATAGAGTGGCTATTTCTGCCATAAGGTTATCTCCTTTTGAGATATGGGTTGATTAACTAGCGTTTAAACGCCTGCCTTAGTAAAGCTAAGGCCGACGTGAATCTCTTCTTACCTAACCTGGCACCAAAATTCAAAAATGGTGACGGGTAACTAGGAACTGTGAAGTTCACCAGTCGCTCATGGTTGTTTACTACGTATGAGCAAGTCGCACCTTTCGGCTTGTACTCACCATACGCGGTAACAGCATAAGTGTAGGAGAGAGACTTACCTACTACGTCGAAGCCCTGAAAAGCGGTTAAGCTTTCGAGCCAGCTGCCAACTGGGGTAAACCAATCGACAACAAAGCTAAACGGAACCAATTCCCAGCCTACGAGGCCAGGATTGGTTAGACCTAGTGCTGATGCATTCCGGACAGAATCTGGAATGACCTTCAGCTCCAAGTCTATGAGAGATTTCATCTCATAATGAGTAGCTTTAAGCAACGTAGAGGTCTCCGAGGAAAGATAATCTTCCACGGAGCCAAACCCGGATATACTTACATCCGAGTTAGAGCCATGCAGCAAATTCGCTGCATACTCTGCAGCACCATGAACGTCGTAAAGCAATGGCGTCCAACCGTAAGACATCTCAAGCCACTTCTCAGAGGCGAAAGATGATAACCGTGATTTGTTCATGCCTTTGGTTTGATACTGAAGCCATTTGCGATGCTCGCCTGCTCGACGCAGACGAATACCGTTAGGGCCCCAGCGATTATTCCTAGGCAACTTGTAAGAGTCAAGGACTCCTAAAGTTTTGAACGCGGCACGGAACCTACCCTTGCGCATTTGAGAATAAGTTTTGGCAAGCCTACTAGCTGTGTTAGCTATCAGGCCCACTGTCCGCTTACTCTCTGCGAGGGCAATCCCAAGGTTGAAGCTGTTTAAGTCTGACATTTTGTCATACATGTCAGCACTTGCTTTACTAAGAGCTGCCGCGCGAGACGAAGTCTCACTTGGCGTTCCTGAAACAATGGGATAACCATAGCCACTAACGTAAAAACCGTAGTAGCTAGACCCAGGGGACCACTGCGCTGGTGATTGAATGACCTCCGTTCGGTTTGCCTTGTAAGGCATCTTGAGCAGAGGAATACCATTCTCCAACTTGTCGCGAT